AAGAGGGGCAGAAATGCCCTTTTATTTTGCTCTCAATCTTGAACTTTGCTACCAGGACACGTGCTTTTTCACTTTCAAACCTCCTTTTTCAGACCGCGGAGACCCCTTTACGCCAGAGGGGTCTCCATATTTATTGGGGAGAGATTCTTTTGAGTGTCAAATTTCAGGAAAGGGACATATATTTGGGTGTTGGGTTTGAATATTATCTTTTAGCTTTTCTTGCAAGCCCACCTTTCAATCTGTCTGATATACAACGCAACGAAGAAAGTGAAGTTGAGTGCCTGCGAAAGTGGGACCTTCGCGGGAAGTATTCCTTTCACGGAATCGATACCGTTGTTACCTTCGAAGCCAAGTTTGATGTGATGTCAGGTCGTACTCCAAACATTGCCATTCAGACCCATTCTCATGATATTGCTACCGGAAATTACTATTTGAACGGAATCCAGACCACCGAAGCCGATAGATGGATCCACGCGATGTTGGATCCGGATGTCTTCTTCATTGCCAGGCCTTCCAATGTTTACGATATGGCCTTGAAACTTGCACATTGGCACGGGCCTATAGGAGATTCCGTTAAAGGGCTTGGAAAGGTAAAGAATAGTCTCGGTTTTCTTTTAAGGAAGACGGAAGTTTTGGAATATGCAAAGGACCATTTTAAGGTATTTGAATATGATTTAGCAGATGTGATGATGTGGGTTGATATGCTGAAGATTTTCTAGGAGTGGTAATCATGGCCAAGAAAAAGGCCAAAGCTAATGGGAGGCCACCGAAATATAAGACCGCCGCTACCTTCACAAGAAAAACCAACGAGTACTTTGAGAAGGGCGGCGCAAAAACGAAGGACGGCAAATTTACGCTTTATACGGTCCAGGGTTATTGCGTGTGGCTGGATATAACCCGGCAAACCCTGATGAGATACAAAGATGACGAGCGCTTTAGTGACACAATAAAAAGAGCTCTCGAGAGAATTGAACAGAACAACCTTGAGGGAACCGCTCTGGGATATTTGAACCCGGCAATCATCATCTTCAACCTCAAGAACAACTTCGGCTGGAAGGACACCCAGAATATCGAACATTCCGGGACCGTGAAAATCCAGAAACTCGAGGAAATCTTGAAATGATTCACTGTGTCGATATCATCGAGGCCAGAAAGAGAAAGTGGGATGGGAATCTTCCAAAAGACCAGGAATTCACGAATGCCATAGCATATAACCTGCTTTCCCCCGAAAACCGTTATCTTGTCGATGAAATTCAGGAGAACCCAGAGTATCTTATCGAGATGGTGTTTTACATCGTAAACAAGGAGAAAAAAACAGTTCCTTTCTTTCTCAATAATGTCCAGAAATCATTCTTAAATGACCTTAGGAACGCCATAGGCGAGCATAAAGCAGGAAATCGAAGGGGAATCAAGCTGATAGTACTAAAAGGCCGGCAACAGGGTTTTACCAGCTTTATCACGGCCTACCAGCTAGCTGCCACAATCACCCAGCGGAACTTCTCCGGTATGACGGTGGCCGATTCTGCAGACAACACGGCTACCATTTTCGAAGATAAAGCGAGGTTTCCATACTCACTTCTCCCGGATCCGCTTAAGCCCTCCGAAAAATTCAACAACAGGAAGGAGTTGCACTTCGATATTCTCAATAGCAGATGGAGATGTACAACGGCCGGATCCGAGGGTGCGGGTCGATCAAAGACCATCAACTTTTTTCATGGATCCGAGGTTGGGTTCTGGCCCGACTATGAAGATACAATGACGGCTCTCCAGGGAGCGTTTACTACCGACTGTATTCAGATTCTCGAGACCACCGCAAACGGCTATAACGAATTCAAAAAACTCTGGGATGATGCTATGAAATCCGAAAATAACTGGAAGCCGAAATTCTACGAGTGGTGGAGAACTTCAGAGTATAGAACGCCTTTTATTTCGAAAGAAGAAGAAAAAGCATTCAAAGAATCGGTCCTGAACCCTGGGACCGATTTTTATAGAAAACTCAAAGTCCTCCTGGGGAAAGGCCTCTCCTGGGAACAGCTTAACTGGTACTTCGAAAAGAGGAAGGACCTAAAGGATAAACTTCCTCAGGAGTATCCCTGCAACCCGGAAGAGGCTTTCTTGTCTTCAGGTAATCCGTACTTTGATATCGTGAAGATAGAAGAACTCCTCCTAATGGCTTCGCCTGCGAAAGAGATTCACGGCCTGGCCGTATTTGAGGAACCCCAGAAGAAAGAAATCTATATTATCGGATGTGATGTAGCCGAAGGCCTCGAGGAAGGAGATTTCTCCCATGCGAAAGTATTCAAGGCCTCTTCGTGGGAAGAAGTGGCCTACCTTCACGGTCATTGGGAACCGGACGTTTTCGGAGATAAGATAACGGATCTGGCCGAGAAGTATAACAGCGCCTTTGTGGCAGTTGAGAGAAACAATCACGGTCATTCTACGCTGGCAACTATCTACCGATATCGGAAGTATCGAAACATCTTCATGGAGAAAGCGGATCCGACTGATAGGGCAATAATCCCAGGTACCTCGAAGAAGGCCTCGAGATTGGGCTGGCTTACAAATGCCGGCTCAAAGTTCTTGATGCTGGATGAATTAGATACCGCAATTCGAAATGACGAGATTTACATTAGGGATATAGAGACTCTCAGAGAGCTAAGGGAAGTTGTAACGGACGAGAAGGGAAACGTAAGTATCAACGGAAAAGACCGAGTAGCTGCGACCGCCATAGCCTGGCAAATGAGAAAGTTCTACTCAATGCACAAGGCCAAAGCAGTCAAATCGATTTATTAAGCGAGGGTTGGAGATGGACTATAGAACGTATCTCACCATATCCAGAGCTGCAAACGAAAACGCAAGCAGAATAATATCGGATCTGATAAAGGAACACAGGACTCAACACGACCGGATGATAAGCCTTTATTTGAGATATCGTGGAGACGTAAACGGTGTTCCAATATTCTCGAGAACACTTCCCAGCGATACGAAGATAAACGCCCAAATCAATAACGATTTTTTCGGAGAAATTATCGATACCAAGACCGGTTATGTTCTGGGAAATCCGATTGACTACGAAACTGGAATTGAAAACGGCGTGGATCCGGTCAAAGAGTTCAATAAACTCAACAGAATCGACGACCTGGACGCCGAGACAATGAAAATGATGTCTGTGTGCGGCCAGTGTGGACGGTTGCTCTATGTTGACACGAACGGAAAAGCAAGAGCCATGCGAGTGCCTCCCTGGGAATGTATCTGGATCCAAGATATGAGTCTGGATGAAGTTCAATTAGCACTTAGATATTATCCGATTCAGGTAATCGAGGGCGATACGATTCACGAAAGAACCCGGGTGGAATGGTATGAGCGCAATCAGGTCACTTATTATCTCGAGAGCAGCACCGGGATGTACGAATTGGATTATACATTTGTGGGTGTAGATGACAAGGGAAACGTCAGAAACCCAGATACTCATGTATTCGGTGGCATTCCGTTAATTCAGTTCAAGAACAATGAAGAGCTCCTTGCAGATGGGGAAAAGGCACTAAAGCTTATAGATGCTTATGATAGGGCTGTTTCTGATGCGAGCTCAGAAATAGAACAGTTTAGGTTTGCCTATCTCCTTCTATATGGGGTAGAACTGACTGATACCGAATTAGACAAACTGCGTCAATCAGGAGCGCTTGCGATTCCGGATGACGGAAGAGCCGAGTTCCTGACGAAAAACGTAGTGACAGATATGCTCGAGAAGTTCCTGGACAGGACCGAGGCGAATATCCTCAGGTTTTCAAAATCAGTAAATTTTGGAGACCAGGAGTTTACTTCGGATATCTCGGGAGAGTCCAGAAAATGGAAGCTACTTACTCTCGAAAACAAGGCGATTATTGCGGAAAGAAAGTTCACTGCAGCTCTGATGAAACAATTCCAGTTGCTAAATAACTACTGGAGTGTAGTAAACACTTCAATAGATCTGAATGCTCTCAGCTTCCAATTTACCAGAAATATACCGAATTCCTTGAATGAAGAGGCAGACCTCCTCATAAAACTCTTAGGAAATGTTCCAACAGAATTGGCATATAGCTTGGTGTCGTTCATAAAGGATGCAAAAAAGACAAAAGAAGAACTGGAAGAAGAGAGGTCAGCGTATAGGATTCCCCTGGAAAACGAAGAGGAAAAAGAGGATGAGGAGGCTGAATAATTATGCCTCGTTCGAAATGTGAACGCCAAAACTACAAGTTAAGAAAGGCACTCGAGGACATCGTCAGATTATTCGAAGAACACAAGAAAACACCGATATCAGAAAATCAGGCTGCTTTTATAGCGGTTGCCGAAAGGGAAAGAAAAGCGCTAAAGGAATCGGATCCAATTGAATGACAGGAGGTGACGGGATGTCAACGCTCTTTCTAATCTGGCTTATAGGAGCGCTTCTAATGTTCATAGGCATTACCAGCGCTGGATTCAGAAAAGAAATCGAAGGGTTCAATTCTTCTCACATATTTGGAGCGTTTCTCCTGTCTATCTTATGGCCGGGAGTGATTATTCTATCGGTCATTGCGGTTCTATGGGGGCAAAAGAATGTTGACGATAAATAACGCCTTCGATGACTTTGAAGACTGGTATGAGCGCTTCACAAAAAGAGAAGAAAGGGAAATCATAGCAGCTTATAAAGCTTCGCTCAAGGATGTTAAGGCTAAGATAGCAGATTTCTATGAAAAGTATGCCGGCCCGGATGGAAAACTATCTCCTGGAGCAGCGCAGCAATATAACAGGCTGGAAAAGTTAGCGGCCGATATCGAGAATGAAGTTTTGAAGCTTTCGAAAACAAACGAAAATTCTCTTCAAAAGAGCTTCTATGAGCTCTATTCGGAATCATACAACTATGTGGGTTGGGTTTCTGAACAGTTCTCTGGAGTAGGCCTGAGATGGGCCAAACTCAACAAAGACGCAATAGAAAAGGCTATACAGAACCCTATTGCTGGCTTGACTCTCTCTCAGACTCTTCAGAAAAACAGGCAAGAAATACTCTGGGAGATTCGAAGACAACTGGTCCAGGGAATAGTGACCGGGGAACCATACACAGCGACCGCCAAGCGCCTTCAAAACGCTCTCGAGCACGACGCAGCCAAAGCAAGCCGGGTCATATGGACCGAATCACACAGAGTAAAGGAAGAAGCCAGACAGGCCGGATACGAGAAGGTAAATTCTCGAGGCGTGAAGATAGAGAAAGTGTGGGTGGCTACCCTGGATGAATCCACAAGGTATAGTCATCGCCAATTAGACGGTCAAAGGGTAGCTGTTGATGGTTACTTCGTGATTCCAGGGACCGGATTAAAAGCTAAGCAACCGGGAGGCTTTGGGGTCCCTTCCGAAGACATAAATTGCAGATGTAGAACCATCCTTGTTTACAACGGGAAAATTCCTGAAGAAAGAAGGGCGAGAGGACAGGGAATTATCCGATATCAGACCTACGAAGAGTGGAAAAAGGCAGCCTAAGGGAGGGATAGTATGTTACTCGAGAAAAACGATGTAGTACGTATTGATAACGAAACATTTAAAGTTGTATGTGCCGATGATGAGCTTGCGGTGTTGGGGAGGCTATCTAGGAATATAGATGACCCCAGCATTGTTGAGACCGATTATTCGGCTCTAATCGCTTATGCAAATGAAGATGAGTTTGAAGAAGAACTCGGGGACTATGAAATCCTTTCCCGTGGGAACGAAATGCCTGAAATAGACGAAGATGAAGAAATAGCATGGATTTGTGAGAAAACAGATACTCCGAAAGTCATTGTGAGCGGGATTATTTCGCGCCATTATGACTATCTGAGGCTTAAAGGAATTTGCCCCAACTAGCCACAATTGAATCACCCCTTGTGAGATGAGTACCACCCCGCCCCTGGTTGCCCGCCGCTGGCCAGGGGCATTATTTTGCCAACTATCTACACTTTCGGGGCATATGGCACCGGAAGGGTGAGGAGGATAAATATGACTATTCAAGAGGCAATTGAACTAATTCTGAAAAGCAAGGATGCTCCAGAAGTACAGGAACTGGCCAAGCAGTTCAACCCGTTGGCGAACGTTACGAAGGACAACGCGGGAGAACTGGTGGAGAAACACGATGCACTGAAGAGCTATCGGGACGCTTTCTTCGCAAGGAGTCTCGAGAGCTGGAAGGAAAAGAACCTCCCAAAGCTCGTCGAGGAGGAAATAAACAAAAGGAACCCGCCGGAGACGCCAGAGGCAAAGAAGTTGGCGGAACTAATGCAAAAGGTTCAGGAATTGGAAACCGGCAAGACGAGGGAATCTCTAAGGGCGAAAGCCATTCAGGAAGCATCAAAGAAAGGCCTTCCTACGGATTTTGTTGATTACCTTGTCGGGCAAGATGAAACAAGTACCATGAACAATCTGAATTCCTTCTCGGAAGCTTGGACCAAAGCAATTCAGAGTCAGGTTGAAGAGAAGTTGAAGAAGACCGGAATCCAGCCACAACCTTCGGATGTGGTCCCAAAAGACGGACCGCTTACAAGGGAACAGGTGGCGAAGATGACTCCGGAGCAGATCAATGAAATCTTTGAAAAGAACCCGGAAAGACTCAAAAACCTAAAGTAAAGAGGAGAGATAACAAATGGCCTATGCCAGTTTTATTCCAACCCTGTGGTCAGCTAGACTTCTGGCACATCTTGACGCCAGACTGGTGTTCATGAAGCTTGTCAACACCGACTACGAGGGCGAAATCAAGGAAATGGGTAATGCCGTGAAAATCGGCCAGATAGGGGACGTAACCGTAAAGGACTACACCGGAGACGACATCGATGCGCCCGAAGAACTTCCCGATGCTTCTCAGACCCTCAACATCGACAAGGGCAAGTATTTCAACTTTCAGGTTAAGGACATCGACGCCGCTCAGGCGAATGTCAAGCTAATGGATGAGGCGATGAAGAAAGCCAGCTATAGCCTCTCAAAGCATATTGACCAGGATATAGCCAGCCTTCATGCCGAC